TTGCATGTAGGACTGGACTTTGGTTTGACTCCTGCCGCCGTTATTGGACAAAGATTGCAGTCTGGACGCTGGAATGTCTTACACGAGGTCGTAGCCTTCGATATGGGATTGGAGAGATTCGGGCAGATGCTTATCTCCGACATCCTTACAAGGTTTCCAAAGGCTCAAGTCTTTATCTGGGGCGACCCCGCTGGTATGGCAAGAGACGGAATCTTCGAGGTTACAGCGTTCCAGCATCTTAAAAGCCTTGGACTGAATGCCCAACCTACCCAGTCAAACGATTTCATGGTCAGGCGCGAGGCCGGAGCCGCTCCCATGCAAAGGCTCGTCGATGGCAAGGCCGGATTGCAGGTCGATGCCAGTTGCCAGAGATTGCGTAAATCCCTCGGCGGCGGATACCATTTCAAGAGAATAGGCGTAGGAGGCGGGACAGATCGTTTTAGAGATGCCCCCAATAAAAATGAACACTCCCACGTTGGTGATGCTTACGGATACCTGATGCTTGGAGGCGGAGAATACCGAATCCTTACCCGTGGTCATGTCGCTCACCATCCCTCCAAAGTTTTCAAAGCTGAAATGGACTTCGATGTCTTCTGAGATGCGCGAATATATAAACAATCTTGGTCTGGAAACAATACGGGTCGTCCCGTTCCATTGGGGCCATCTCTATATGATGGAAGTCTCCGAGGATCAGCGCAAAACTATGGAGTTCATGCCGCAATATAACGAGATTATTTCTCATTATGCCTCAATCGGACACAGTTGCACCGTCCTGCATGAGGGAAAACCAGTCGTTTGCTTTGGAAACTTCCAAGTTTGGCCCGGAGTTCACGAGCTTTGGATGATAACTGACCAGCCATCAGTGAAGGAACATCCTTGGAAACTTACAAAATTGACAAGATTACTTGCAGATTGGATAGAAAATCACACAAATTGCCATAGATTGCAGTTAGTCGTGCGCCGTGATAATGTCTCGCACTGTAAATGGGCCGAACTTATTGGCTTTAAGTATGAAACAACATTGCACAAATACACGCCTGATGGTCGTGATTGCAATTTTTATGTGAGGTTAAAGTAATGGGCGGTTTGATGGGTGGTCCTAAGATTCCTGACAACTCGGCAGCTATGGCCCGTCAGGAAGAAATCAACAAGCAGCAGCAAGAGCAACTTGATAAGCAGGCAAGGGAAAAAGCCGAGCAGCTTATGTCTCGTCGTCGCGCTATCAGTCGCGGTGGCATGACTGCACTGCTTTCCCCTGAGCGTCCTGATGCAGCTAAAGGTCTCAGCACTACTCTTGGACCAGAATAAGGAGATTATCATATTATGTCAGCAATGATGGAAAAGCCCGGAGCAGGCGGTCAAGTAATTCGCGGAATGTATAATACAGTTCAAGAAGAAGAAGCTAAAAAAAATTTTAGCTATTCTGCGGCTCAAAAATCCCAGCAATCAAATAGCGCGTCATCAAGCGCAACGCCAAACAGAGGAACAACAACAGTTGTAAGGGGTGCGCCATTACTTTCCCCAGAAAGCAGTTCTTCTGGATTAAAAACAACTTTAGGGTAAAATAATGGTCGCAAAGAAATACCAGAACCCAGAGGGCGGGCTTAACGCTGCCGGACGCGCTTACTTCAAGCGAACAGAAGGCGCAAACCTTAAGGCTCCCGTCAAAGGAAGCCCATCAAATCGGGAATCGCTTGCCAGAAAAGCAAGTTTCCTCGCTCGGATGGCTGGTAATCCCGGACCTGACTATGATGAAAAAGGCAATCCAACGCGCAAACTGTTATCCTTGCGTGCATGGGGTGCATCATCGACGGCAGATGCAAAGGCAAAGGCCAAGCGTCTGTCTGAGCGATTGAAGAATATGAAGGACTAGCCATGCTTGATCCAAATGCGGAAGAAGATAAAGGCGAATATACCTGCCCACGCGCAACGCATGATTTGCAGCACAATCTGCAAAACAGGAATATTGCGTTCTCCCGCTATGGATATGGTCCGCCTAATCCTGCCGAGCCAAACGAAACATTCTGGCTGAAGAAAGCCATTATGTATAATGTTACGATGGCAGAAGCTATGACGATGCGGTGCGGCAACTGCTCTGCCTTTATCAAGACAACCCAGATGATCGAATGCATCAAGGCTGGTCTTGAGCGCAAGACAATCGACGAAGCAGGGTATGATGAGGTCGTCATTGCCAGTGCAGATCTAGGTTATTGCGAATTGCTGGACTTCAAATGTGCCGCCAGTCGCACATGCAGCGCATGGTTGGTTGGTGGGCCTATTGATGATTGGCGCGAAAGCTGCGTCGAACTTATGCTTGAGCATAAAGATACCCAAGAGGAGGACTAAACTATGCCTATGAAAAAGGGATCATCCCAGAAAACCATTTCGGCTAACATCAAGGCCGAGATGAAGAAAGGTCATCCGCAGAAACAAGCTATTGCCATGGCACTGTCTGCTGCTGGCAAATCTCAAAAAGCACCAGTGAAGAAGTAACATGAAAAAGCCGTCCGAACAGAAAGTCATTGCCGAAACAAAGGCCGGAATCAAAGCTGGCAAGCCGCCCAAAGCAGCATTTGCCGCCGCATTGAAGAAGGCCGGATATACGGCAAAGAAGAAATAACGAGGTAAATTATGGCAAAGATGCAGCCACAGGAACTTATCAAGCGGTCAAGTCTTGCCTTCACACGCAAAGACGATTGGCGACAAATCTATCAAGAGTGCTACGAATATGCGTTGCCTCAGCGCAATTTGTATGACGGAAACTACGAAGCTGGTGTTCCGGGCCAGAAGAAAATGCAGAAGGTCTTTGACTCGACTGCTATTGATTCCACTCAAAGATTCGCCAATCGTATCCAATCCGGCCTGTTCCCGCCCTATCGCACTTGGTGTCGCCTCCAAGCTGGCACTGCGATCCCTGCAAACAAGATGGCGCAGACACAAATCATCTTGGATGCCTATACCGAACGCATGTTCAATGTCTTTAAGCAGACAAACTTTGACCTCGCCATGTCAGAGTTCTTGCTTGATCTTGCTGCCGGAACTGCAATCATGCTGATCCAGCGCGGTGATGACGACATTCCGATCCGCTTCACCCCTGTTCCTCAATATCTGGTGGCTTTGGAAGAAGGACCGCATGGAACGGTCGATAATGCCTACCGCAAACTTAAAGTTCCGGGCGAGGCAATCCAGCGTCAGTGGGGTGATGCCAAAATTCCAGCAGATTTACAGGCGGCGATCGAGCGTAAACCGCAAGATGCCATCGAATTTATCGAGGCGACTGTCTACGATCGTGATACTGGCATGTATAATTATCATGTCATTCATGAAAAAGGTAAGAGCGAGATCGTCTATCGGACAGCCAAAAGTAGCCCGTGGATTGTTGCCCGCTATATGAAGATTGCCGGCGAAGTCTATGGTCGCGGTCCGCTTATCAGCGCCATGCCTGACATCAAGACCCTTAACAAGGTCTTGGAACTGGTCTTGAAGAACGCATCTCTTGCCATTGCTGGTGTCTATACCGCCGCAGATGATGGTGTTTTGAACCCACAAACCATCCGTATTGTTCCCGGAGCGGTGATTCCGGTGGCTCGCAATGGTGGCCCGACCGGACCTAGCCTGCAACCGCTGACAAAAGCGGCTGACTTCAATGTGAGCAACATTGTCGTTAACGATCTTCGCATGAATATCAAGAAGATGCTGCTCGACGACACGCTGCCACCTGATAATATGTCGGCACGATCCGCGACAGAGATTGTGCAGCGCACCAAGGAGCTTTCACAGAACCTTGGATCGGCATTTGGTCGTCTGATTACCGAGGCCATGACTCCGATTGTCCGGCGCACTCTGTTCCTGATGGACGAAATTGGCCTGATCGACATGCCTTTGCGGATCAATGGCGAGGAAGTCAAAGTCGTTCCTGTGTCTCCGCTGGCTCAAGCGCAAAACATGGATGAAGTGAACGATGTCCTGCAATTCATGCAAGTTCTGGCTACAATGGGTCCAGAAGCGCAGATTGCCATGAAGAAAGACAATGTGATCGACTACATTGCTGGTCGCCTCGGTGTCCCGTCTGCACTTCTAACCAGTCAGGACGAGCGCAAGATGATTATCCAGCAGATGGCAGAAGCCGCGCAGCAAGCAAGTGCTATGCAACAGATGCAGGCTCAGGCTCAGAGCCAACCGCAACAGCCGCAGCAACCGCCAATGGTCGGTAATATGGCTGCACTTCAAGGGGCAATGAAATGAATTGGGATGTTATTAGTGACTGGGAACGAGGCAGTCAGGAGAACACCAGCCAATCCGACCTAGACAAGATATACGCTCATGTCTTTGGCTCGGAGGAAGGCAGGAAGGTCTTAACCGATCTTCGTGCCAAGACAATAGAACAGCCGACTTGGTATCCGGGAGAAGAAGCGTCTCATGGATTTGCGCGGGAAGGACAGAACTCTATTGTTAGAATGATCGAGGAGCGTATCAAACGAGCAAGGAAGTAAATATGTCAGACGAACAGACAACTCCGGCCCCAGAAGGTCAAGTATCTGAGGACAACCAGAGCCTGTTAGAAGTGGAAAAAGAGACCCCCACTGACAATCAGGATGTTCCCCACAAGGAACCAGACCCCAATGCAGTCAAGGCAGAAGATGCCACAGAAGATGATGTAGAATTTGTCCGGCCTGACTTCTGGCCCGAACAATTCTGGGATGATA